TGTATTGAGATTTACAGAAAGAGAAGACGCATAAACAGGCAACGCATTTTTCGCCAACACCACCGTATCCACCAAACCGAGGTTTTTCACAAACTCACTTTTGTTGGGAATGTCTGCGCCGTTTTGGTTTTTTGCCAGCTTACTATTGGCATTGTTATTAACTTCACTAACCAGCTTTTGTGATGCGGCTAATGCACTACTATTGCCGAGTTTGTCTGTCAGTCCAATGCTCTTTTCAGTGACAATACTTTTAATGGCTACAGCAAGTTGATCTAATTTGCTCTTGTCGGGCCTAACGTTTGCGGCTTGCAATACAGACAACAATTCAGCTTGCACAATGTTAAACCATTCTTGGCCGGGGTAGCTGACAGCAAGACCCGCGCCGCCCTCAGTAAACCAGAGCGGTGTCGGATTGCTTGCCGGGGTGACGGGCGGCATCACACTAACGCCAGAGGGGTTATCAAGTCCAAACATCGTTAATCCTCATGATAAATAAATACAAATTCAGTTTCGGCGGGGACATAGCGTTCTAATAAACACTCAAGGTCTGCCGCGTCAGCAACACGCAAGCGTTGCTTACAATTATCAAGCACAGTTGAAAAGCGCGAGGTTCTTTCAAAGACATGAACAAAAACACGAAACCAATTTTTTTCTGGATAAATGGGATAGTTGCATCCACGCAGGCAGTGATGAGGGTAATGCTCCTCGATTTTAATACGATAGCCGCGTTCTGCCGCTAAGTGCTCATAAAATTGATTGCAGAGACTGCCTGACATGATTAACTTTGCTTTTACTGCCTGCCGGCGACTGTCAATCGTTGACTCATCGTCAATACTGCAATCGGGAAGCCCGGCAAAGTCTTCCCAATCTTCAAGCAGCATAAAAGCCCGGTCTGCATAAATTTCATTTAAGATAGCGTCACTAATCACATCCACGCGGGCAAATTCTTCGCCTGATGCAAGCATTAATTTACCCAGATCGCTATCGGGATCTCTTACCCAGGCTTTGCCTGGGGGCAATAAATCAAGACCGGATTTTTGATAGTCTTTTGCTGTCATTGCCATTCGATATCTCCCAGGACAAAAATTTCATGTTCGGCGGCATACACGTCCGCAACAGGTGACATCACGGTGTTATCAATTTCACCCGGCGCGTTAGAAATGGTTGCCCGCATTTCTGACAGTAAAGCCAGTCCACCTGGCGGCAGATTTTCCAGATAACCTTTCAAATTGGTTTTTACAGCCTGTCTGACGACTTCTGTATTCGGCGATAAACGAATGCGAAAATTAATGACTTTAGCAACAGGACTTTCCACAATTAATTCCGCACCTGTTGTTTTGCCTTCTGCTTGGTTGGTCACCGGGTTGATATGCCCGGTCAGGTATTCTTTCACACGCACAAGATCCCCTGGTCGTGGAAATATATTGGTTTCTTCGTCCATCACGAATAAAACACCGACTGACCCATAGCCACGGTAGCGCGGGATACACCACGCACGAGTGACCCCTGCACATTCCTTAGCCCAGCGTTCATAGTCATATTTATTGCCCCCGGATGGCGGGTATTGCACTCTGAACAACAAACGAGAACGCAGTGAATCAATCGATTCCAGTTCTGCACCACCGCCAATGTAATGAGTCATGGCTTGGGTTTTCACACCGACAACCGGCGAAACCAATTCAAATTCAACCCCGGCTGCTGTATTTCCCCGCCTGCCGGGTTCGATGGCAATAACAGAAACTGGGTTCTCACCCGATGCGGCATACACATCATCAGTAGACTCAAACACAACCCCATCCGGGCGCTGAAAGCGTGTGCCTTTCGGTATCACGGTTTTATTTAGCACAGTCACTGTAATACTGCCTGTTGCCTGAGTGGCGGGTTTACGCCATACCCCCCAGAACTCACAATGTTCCAGGAGTTTGTCATCGTCTGAAAGATGAGGGACAACCTGCCGACTGGTCCATGCAAGATGATCATGCAATCCGGCTGCGTTACCCGCGTTAGCAAAAGCAATTGCCCCCGTGGTACTGAATGCAGAACGGGCAAATGTGCCGGGTAAACGACTCTCAATATCTGACTGAGTACGAGCCAGTAACGCGCTAAGAGATGGGGCTTTATACGGCATTTAAATCACACTTAAATGAGCTTTAAACGACAGGGGCAACACACTGCCGTTGAATAGGGTAATATTCACTGTCAGCAATAAAACCCCGCGTTCGGGTGCTGTTGCGGCAACAGTGATTTGCTTTGCATGGTTATCTTCAATCAGCCATGTCAGCGCTTCTTCTGCATAAGCTTTGGCACGATGCAAAACAGATGACAACTGTTTCTCTCGTGATAACAACCATAACCGGCTGCCGATTGGCCGCGCATTAAATGAGTCTCCCCACCAACCTCGTTTGTCAGTACCAGCCCCCGAAGGAAGTTCGTCAGAATCCAGCGCCCGACGGTCAGTAAATAATGAAATAATGACCGCAGTCGCTAATGAGTTATCCAGCACAATATCCGCGTGCTTGATAGCAATGTCTGCGTTGTTGGTTTGCCATTGAAGCGCAATGTCATTCATCTCGGTTTGCTCGTGCTGTATCCGTCATGCTCTGTGTGAATGTGGTCTTTACCGCTGGTTGAACCTGACATATGATTGTCAGCCGTACTGACACCTTTTATATCAACATTGCCGGTAAAGCGGGTTTGGGGAGCATCAAACACAATTTCATCCGCCACGACTTCAAGACGCTTGCACTGAATGCGAACAACCCCATTTTCAGTCAGTAAAACATGATGCCCTTCCTGGTGATAAAGCGCACTGTCACCCGCCTTTAACTTACCCATACGACTGTTTTTATTGTCGACGGCAATCGCAACCAGGTGCTGGCGAACGCCGCTCACCGACAATACAATCGCTTCACTGCCGACGGGCGGAACGCTACTGTGACCATAGTTTTGAAATCGTTCTACATCGTCAGCAGCTTCATCAGCCAGCAACGAAACTTGCAAGTTTTGCTGCTTCAGCGAGTCATTGACAATATTAACCACGCCACGCGAAATCAGCAGCCGGACCCGGCGCTGAATGCTGGCGGTGAGCTTATTAAGCTGATTAATCATTTCCATACCCCGTCATTGGTTTTAGGTTCAGGCTGTGCGGGTTCGTTAAAGCCGTCACTCGGCATCAGTTCGAGCTTTGTTACCGTGCCCGTATCGTTATCAAGTGTATGATTCACTGAGACAATCAACAGGACTTTCTCATTCAAGCCGGCTGGCTGGGCGTTTAACGTCACCAATTCGTTAGGCTGCCAGAGCTGACCATTTGGTTTGAACCAGCCAGTGACGCCAACTGTTGCAGTCATACCATGCGCCAATGCCCGTTTCTGTTCCCACGAGCCACGCGCATTGCCTTGGGCGGTAGTCAGGTTATCGTCAGCAAGAATAATAGTGGGGCGATAGCGGGTAATTTCAGCATCACGCACATCAATATTAATCGCGGTAGATTGTGCCGGGGTTTGGGTTTCTCCCCATAAGCCACCGGCGGCATTACTGCCTTTAACACGATACAGGCTGAACCGGTCAATCCAGGACAGATAAGTGTCAATCGTTTGAATTTTCACTCCCTGATTGTCTGCTGGTCCCAGCACTAAAATACCGGCTTTTTCCGTGCCAGCAGTGGTAAAAACCAGTTCACCCAGCGCATTACTGGTTACCAGCACCCCGCGATGCCGGGCAGCGCGTGACAAGTTATCAAACACGGTTTCGCCGGGTTCAATCTGCCATTGTTTGAATACGGTTGCCGCCGACACCGTTTTGACTTCCCAACGAACGGTGACACCGAACGGCTTGCATAAGTCTTTGGCGATAGTTTCCAGGGTGACATTACGCCACTGGCCTTTACCATGAATGGCCGCACAATCAACTAAATCACCAGTTTTATCCCGACCCGATACGGTAATGGTCCTTTCATCATCAATACTGGTTTCCACCGTATCCACATAACCGGTAATTACCCGCTGACCATTCATTTCAAGCTGGCATGATTGACCAGGTAAAAGCACAAGCGGAGAATCACCGCTTTTAACTGTGACGCCTAATGAGAATTGTCCTGCCATATCTTCAATGCTGCGGGTCACATCCAGCGTTTTCCAGCCGGAATAGATTTTATTACCCAAAATTAATTCGATGGTATTAGCCATTAATCACCTCAATGTCTACGCCGCCGGTGACGAACGCCGGGTGTCGGATACCGTTGCGGCGGATAAAACGGGCAAGTTGATGCACCTCGCCGGTTTCGCGATAAAGCGTGACTAACGCTGGCTCTGTTCCTGCCAGCGCAATATGTCTGGCGGTCGGTAACGCCCCCGCCGTGGCCTGCATTTGCTGCACAAAGGTAATGCGAAAATCCCGGAGCTGATTTGAGGTCTCGAACCAGCCCAGATCCCCGGTCGCTATCAGTAATTGCATCAGCTCATCATCCAATTGGGTACTGGCTTTTCGGGTATCATCCAGCGTTTCAATCAGCGGAATGGAAGTTACCGGGAGTTCAGCCCCAGACTTGGATGACTGAGCATCAACGGCTGACGAAGAAAAAACGGTGTAAGACGTTCCGGCCAGGGTTAATGAAGGCGCAGGCGGTTTGGTTTTCGCGGCTTCTGTCGCCGCATTTAACACTAACCCGGCAAGTTGAGCCGCAATAAAAACCGTGGTGGTGGTATTCACTACATGTTGTAAATGCGCCACTGCCGGCACATTCGATTTGGATTGCACCTGAATACTGCTGCCGGTTTTACGTAATGCCCGGCTGGCAACGGCAGGTGGGGCAACTTCCGCCATGCCGCTGACCAAATTAGCGATATCATCAAAGAGCTGATGCGGGGCATTAATCAGATTCTTTAAGGAGCCTTTCAGCGCCAGTGCGGAACCCAATAATTGGTTCATACCGGAGGTAGCCGGTAAGCTGCGAATACCATTAACTAGGGTGTTAACCGTCGCCTCAACGGTATTCAGCGTCTCGGTGACTTTAGCCATTGCGCCGGTTACGGTGTCCCATGCCGCTGTGACATCGGACAGAACGCGGTTCGTCAGGCTATCGCTGTTCAGTTCGGGCTTGTGCGCTTCAACCGGGGCGGTTTTATCCGCCGCCGGCACAAAGGTGACAGAAAACATCGCAACCCCACCGGTATAGCAGGATTCCCGCACAGTGTAGGTTTCGATTTGAATCCGCTGCTTGCCCCAATAAGGATGATCGATTTCGCCGGGTTCGGGAGCTTCAAGTGCCGTTATCAGCGCATCACGCTGACTAAAATAGTTATCACCAAACACTACGGCGGTAAATGCATACTCGCGGGTGGTCAGTCCCAGGTCTTCGGTTTCGCCGTCATCCCGCAAGGGGTATTCGTGACGAACCACACGACGACCGCCGGTCAGCGTCGCATCATCAATAATATAGAATGGGGTACCGCGAAATGTCCCTTTACCCGTCCCCACTTTTGAACGCCAGGAGGTATCATTAAACAGGGTTAACACACCATCAAAATCGGGCATCATCAGTAACTTCTCGCATAGCTGTAGCCGGTGTTCACCCGCAAATCGACATTCTCAGCCTTGACTGATTTCGTTTTCGCTTTGATATCCCCGGTCGTTTCAACCTGGATAGTAATCTTACCTTCCGGCGGTTTTTGCTGATTTTGCTGCGGTTGGGGCTGCGGGTTAGCAGGTTCTGCCAGCGACGGAGGAGACTTCTGTTCCCAGTTTCCGGTTAAGTAAGGGGAGGGCGTGATCCCTTCTTTCACTATCTGATCGTTATGTCCATACCACCAGTTTTTAAGGCTGACAGGGAATATTGGGGAGCCACGTTCTTGACCGCTTGTGTCGTAGGCATGGGGGTATTCTTCCTTCATTTGCTTTTTCCATCTTTCAAGGGTAACTTTTTTTTCCTCTTCGGATGGCAACAGAGCCTCAAGCTCACTGACTGTATTGATTACGGCACCGATCAGACCGCCGCGATTAAACTTTGACTTGTTATTACTGGGGCTGTTGTTATTATCCGATTGACCTTGTTCTGACCAGTTCGTGACATAAACCGGCACCACATCAGCACCACTTAATGCCCCCGAAGAGGTATCACCGCCCGCCGAACCCGCTGGGCCACCCTTAATATATTTAGCAAAATTGTATACCCCTTTACCGGCGCGATACACATAACGCGCCGCCACAGCCGCCCCGATCGCATACGCGGCTTTTTCAACGGCAGCAGCATATTCGTCTAATTCCTCTGGCGTCAGCGAATGAATGGCATCAGCTAAGTCCTGAACAGGTTTAGCCAGTTTCAGTTGAGCAAATCGCTCTCCGGTGTTTGTTAATGACGTTAATGCACCATTAAATGTCTGGACATTCTGTGTGGCTTTTTTCTCCAGCAATCCCTCTTCAATATTATCCGGGTGAGCAATTTTTTTTACCAAATCACGTTTTTTAGGGTCACCGAGTATCATGATAAATTTCAAGGTGTCGCCATCAAAAACATCTTTTAAATTGTGCTCCTTATTTTTGGCTGCGTTACTGATTTCAAACGCAAGATCAGCAGGGTGTTTTTGCTGCCCATTTTTATCTTTTACATTAATTCGGCCTTTTCGTTTTAAAATCTTCTGTTTTTCTTTATCATTAATGGTGTCGTAAAAACCCTGCATGGCAGAAAATGCCTGTTCTGGATCATTAAATTCGGCATTAGCAACACGCAGCATTGCCAACATTTGCTGTTGGTCTAATTGGGATTGCCATTTTGTGTCTTTTCCCAATCCCCTTAATGCCGTCAGTTGGTCGCCGATATTGCCAGTCCCCTCTTTGCTGGCAGAAACTACACCCTCAAGCCACTTACGCATTTTCTCCGGGGACTTAAAGCCCACATTAAACATCCCGCCCAGCTCATTCCCGGCAGCACTGGCTTCCAGTCTGATAGCGTTAATCGTTAGCGCGATATTGTCCAGTTGCGCTAAAGTAGCTTCAAGATCGTTAGTTTTTCCCAGGAACGCTTCTGCACCGGTCATTAAATCCGAGGTACTGAGTTTACGATGCGCGGCGACTTTGGTTACCGCAGCATCCAGTTTCATCACCTGGTCCGCCGTCAGATTATAGGTTGTACCCAGTTCGGTGATAGTCTGCTGATGGTCGGCAACTTGTTTGCCCGCCATTGCCAGCCCGCCGCCGGTGACAAATCCCACCATACGGTTATCAAATTTATCCAGAATACCGTTAGCCCCGGTTACCGCACTGGAAAACAGCCGCATTGAGCGGCTGCCTTCCGTGCCGAACCTGCGGATACTGGCCCCGAACTGACGGGATTTTTGCGTCACATTGCCGACCAGATTAACAATAAATTCGGCGCGATTTTTCGTTGTCATTTAGCGTTTCCCCAGCCAGTGTGAGTACAACAATAGTTTCGGTAACGGTAAGGCCAGCGCCCAGGCTGGCCCACCCTTAAGCCGAATACCGACGGATAAGGCAGTGCGTTCAATAGCCCGAACGCACTGCAAACTATCGCCCCTCGTCGGCGACTTGCCTCATCGTTTCCATCGCGACATGACGCTGTAAACCAGCTTGGCTGGCGATTAACTCCAAATCATCCTGATGCAGGGTTTTTAACAGTGCCATCGGTATCGGGCCGTTGATGTTGCCAACACGTGCGATAGTGCGGCGTAATAACTCATAGCCCATTAGCGCCGGACTGGAGAGTAGCATCGGGCCTTTTTCTGTCATCACGACCCGCTCACTGGCGGTTTCGGCATCAATCAAATCACCGGCAGTCAACTGGCGCAGTTCAACATCAAACTGCTTTTCGGCTTCGTCATCATGGCCGTATTGCAGGCCGTGCTTTAACTGAAACATGGTTAAATTTCCTTACATTCAATGCCGATAAATTCAGCGGATATCTCACCTTTGCTGGTGAGCGACACATTACCGTCACACCAGGCGTTAGCGAGCATAAAACGTTCGCCCGTATCGCATTCAAATTCGATAGTCGCATCCACCATATTTTTAATCACAAACAGACTGACACCGGGGCCTTGCGGAATAACACAGCTTAATCGGGCTTCTTTCGGTGTCTGCTGCCAGCCATAAACCCGGGCACCGATAACCGGGTCACGGGTTACGCCGCCCGGCGTCAGTTGTGCGCCGTCTTTGGTTGGGATCTCTTTGCCATTAAGCCGGATATACGCAATACCGGTATACTGATAGGGGCTTGCCATCATTTTTCCTTATTACAAAATAAACTGGATAGCGTGCGCATAAATACGGAACTGATTAACCAGATTCGGATTGCTGCGCACGTTAATGCGATTGCGATCACTGCTGTCGCGTTCAACAATCAGCGTCGCTTTAAACGCGTCGAAATCTTCCACCAGGCCGGCAAATTCATGTTCAGTAAATAAAGCTAATAACTCTGTTCTGATGACGGACGGCGTGACTATCGCTTGTCCGGCACTGAACGGCGTACCGTCATTGGCTAGCTTATGACGCGGATATTTTTGCGTGATACGTACCCGTGTTGAGTAACGCAGATACGAGAGAGTCGCGATAGTCTCGACATCCAGATAACTGGGGTCGGGGTCGCCGAAGCTGTTTTCACGATACATGGTTATCATGCGCTCAATCTGCACGACATTACCCGCCGCCACATTGAATGTTGATATCCCGTCATAGAGCAGCAAGTTACGCTCATTCAATGCCCAACGGTCGCTGGCGGCAGGCGGCAAAATACCGGGCAGTTGCAGCGTCTGGAGGGGACGAGCCGGGTCAATACTCAGTGAACCCACCGCCACACCTGCCAACGTGGCCGCCCAGATATAGGTCGGCTGTGGCGCAATCCCGGTTGCGAGGGTTGAAAACAGATAATCATTGCGTAACGTCCCGAACGTTGAGGCTTGCGCCAGTGTGCCGCGGCAGGCCATCCAGCAAATGCCGTCAATCATGCGCAGCGGTCCCCAGCGGGTTTTCAGTTCATCACGCAGTAAATCGAGATTCGGCGTATCCGTGAAGGGGTTAACAATATAGTTCCACCAGGTATCACCAAACGCCGTAATGGCCGCCGCTAAATCGGGGTTGCCCGTAGCACCACCCATCGGGGTGATCGCTAAGTTGATGCCCGCCGGCAGCATTTCCCCGTCGTAGTAGTTGACCCGGACATCAATATCATTGCCGGTTTCACCACCCCATTTGGCTTTCAATATCACGGTGTCAGCCAGGGCTTCCGCGCTCGCTGTGACCGGCAGTTTTTCATTTGCGTTAATCACATCGCGGATTTTACCGGCCATCGTGACTGCATCATCACCGGCCTTGACCGTGACACGCACGGGAACGCCGGTTATCATCAACGCAATTTGCCCGGTTTGGGCCACCTTACCGATAAACTGAATTTTCCCTTCGGCTTTGACACCATCCTCGGCATCATCCAGGGCGAGCGCCCACAGTTCGGCAAACGCGTTGCCTTTAATAAATGACGCAGCCATTTCAGCCAGCATAGAGCCACGCCCGAACGCGGTTTCAGCCGCACTTGCCGAGGTGACGCGAAAAGGTTGCCCGGCGGGCACCCGCCCGGTTTTCATGCGCAATCCCAAGAGGAGCGTCTTATGCAACATTTGCGGTGTGCCAGTCACCGCGGCACTGTTATCAAATTCGATATAGCACAGTGGCACCCGAATATTGGCCGGGATTTCATTAAATGAGAGCGCCATTTATTGCGATGCTCCTTTTTTCGTTGATACAGCAGGAATTTCAACTACATCACCGTCTTTCAGGCGACGTAACCAGTACCCGATACGGGGCTTTTTATCGCCTTTTTCAGTCAGCGGTTCGTATGTTTCAGGGTCACGAACAACCAACCCCGGTGTGGGTTTAATATGCAATTCAGTCATGGTTTATCCTGAATAGGTAAATGAATCAGGGCTTCCTGCTCAGGCGTCCCCGTTGGCTGCCCCCATTGCTGATAATGGGTGGCATAATCATCCAAATCATCAATCGCGATAGGGTCCGGCAGTGGCTGCGGCGCATCAAAATACAGCCCATACACTGCAATGCCTGCCTGACTTTGCGTATCGCTCCACAGGTTGCCAACCTGAGTCAGCGTGAAGTTACCCGCCGGGGCAATCCGGCGGTTGTTCAGCCAGGCGGTGAGCCGCTCAACAATCTGATAAATACCCGGCACCTGGGTTTGTTTACCGTTTAACACGGATGCGCTGACAAAAATGCCCCAGGTGCTGATGGCGGTGTGACGTATCTCGCCCTGGCGACTGCCTAACCAGGCGACGTAAACCGCCGGCGCGGTATTGATAATCAGCTTGACGGCGCTGTCGCTCCACTGGCCGGGGTGGGTATCCACTTTGCGCAGTGTCTTACCAAATAGCTGCTGGATGCCCGCCACCAACGAATCTGAAATATCACTGGTGATAGAAGCCGGTGTTTTCATCAGATAAATCCCCGCGATTTCTCGCGCTGCCAGACACTGCCGGCGCTGGTGATTTGCGCAATATCACCGCCCTCCGGGCGCTCAGCGTCTTTACTGAGTCCGAGACTGACATCCCCGGCGGCGACTTTTTCCAGCAGACGGATCGCATCTTCACTGTCTTTTGTGGCTTTTTCTGTTGCCGCGCCGTCTTCGAGCGAAAACCGCGCCAGCACACAGGCCACCCTGACCAGAACAGACGGCACCGTTTTCAGTGGCAAGGTCGCGCGACTGTCGATATAGCCGTCAATCGTCGCGCAAGCATCATCCAGCGCCGTTTGTATCAGTCGCTGACGTGCCGTCGTCAGTTCGTCATCGGTTAATGCCGCCCAGTTGTCAATCTTGACATCCGTCAGGGTGTTCAGACCGTCACGACTGTAACGCGCGTACATATCAGCAAGCCGGGCATAACTCATTTATTCGCCTTATCTTTCCTGGGGTTAGCTAACGCAGCTGTATCATCTTGATGAGCCAGCCGCCCCGGTTCGTCATTATCGGTATCTGTCGTAATAACCGTGACAGACAGACGGGGATCAGCTTCCAGCGCCTGGCGCTGGTCAACATCAACGGTCGACAACGTGTTTTCTCCCCGAACAAGCACAAACCCGGCACGGCGATAGCCATCATGGGCGGTATTAACCACGCAAACACCCATTGTTTCGGCGTTTTCAGCCATTGAAATTTTTTCTGACATAACATTTCACGTCCTTTAAACAAGGTTTAAACGGGGTTAACACCCCGTTTAACAGGGGATTAGAGGTAATCCGCGACAATCAGCTCAAGGCGGCCTTTCATCTCATTGCTGACAGTGCCGCCCTTAGCATCAATCGTCAGCTCACGCTCTAATAGCTGCGTGGCCTCTTTTTCCATTGCCGGCGGAACAACCAAATGCGTAGGCCGGATTGCCAGCGGACGCCCCCCATCGGCTTTAAACTGTCGCATGGCGGAAATCATTGCCCAAACGTTGTCAGCCGTTAATGGCGCTTTAGCGGCATAAGCCAATTGCCAGAATGAGTAACCCGCTTCACAGCGGGTATCGACGCCGTAGCGAATGAGCTTGCGCATAAAGTTCTGCTCATCATCGACTTTATCCATCGCGACCATTTCCGGCGCTTTACGTTGCTGGAAAATAATGGGTTTAATGGCCCTGGAATTATCAAGTACAAACCACGGCAACCCTTTATAGCCGTCGTCTGTCAGGATGTTACTGACTGATTTAGCCTCACCTTTGCCGTCTACATCGGGGTAGACCGGATGGTCAGCATCAAAGAAGTTCTGTTTGTCGTAACACAGATTGGAGAAGCCGTTTGACAGCGCACCGAATACCAACTCATCGGGCTGCACACCGGCGGCACGTCCCATCTCAGTAAACAGCGGCGAGTAAATGCCGACGTTATCGTCTTCAATATCATCCCGATCAACGCCCACTGTGCTTTCGAATGGCCGGTTAATGATTTGATAACCGTGTGATTGCATATCTTTAATAACCCGGTCACCAATCCATTCATGCATGCCCGGAAACTGCCCCAGCCAGCCGTAAGTGTTGGATTTTGTTGTACTGGGTACCACGGTAGCGATTTTTTCATACTGACTCGGTGCTTCATCCAGCCCATTTTGAAAATCGCCGTTCCAGCCGGTAAATAACGCTTTAATCAGCGCGGGGGTCACAATCGCCATTATTTGGCTCCTTTTTGTTTGCGTTTCAGGAATTCGGCCTCAGATAATCCCTGGAGCCTCGCCGCTTCTTTTTCAGACGCGGACAGGACGGCCATACGCGACGGTTGTTTCGCTCTCAGGGTTTGACGGCGGGTGAGTGCCGTAATGCCTTTCCGGCCCGCAATCGCGGCATTTAACTCCGCAATACCGTGCTGTCTCGCGACCGCCCGCAAATAAGGCACCTCCGCCGCGACAACTCGCCCTTGTCGGCGGGCAGTGGTAATAATCGACTCCGCACTTTGTGCACCCGCCCGGGCACTTAACACGGCGGCGCGGCGGGCCAGAATTTGATAGGCTTTAGCGGGAACAAATCGGGTTAAATCCACACCATTCAAAGCGGCGTCCTCAAGGATCTGTTCTGCTTCGGTGATATCGGTGGCGGCATCATCAACGATATCGGTCACGCCACTGGTCACACTGTCCGGGTCTGCCGTACTCTCAATCACCTCTTGCGTATCAACAGCCGCCTGGGCCGACGCTTTCAGGGTTTCAATCGCAGACAGCGCCTGATTCAGTAAATCATTGAGTACCTCTTCGCTGAGTTCGGCGGTATCGTCGGGCAGTTCAATACCCAGCTGCTCTAGCAACTGGAGAATAAGATCATTCATAACAATGTCCTGTTTTGATGGAGGTAAAAAGTCCGAAAGAGTTTGCGCCGCCAGCACAGCCAGAGGCCGCATACCGGTTAAACCGGGGTCATTGGTGAGTGCGCCCATCCTCAAATAAAGGGGATGGCCCAGCTCGTTATAAGGAAATACGGCGGACAAATAAGCCCATTCGCGGTTATCGATAGCGGTTTGAGCCGCGAGCGTTAACGACAGGCGAACAAACAGCCCCAAACCTTCGCGCCACTGCATATCTGTTGCGGGATTTTTCAGCCACGCCGCCGCAATAGCGTCTTTGCACGCCGCAGCATCGTCATTTTGTTTTAATGTCACATGGTTGTAGTCAAACAGCACGGGCTGACCAATAGACGCGGTAGCAGCGATAAACTGTTCAGCAATGGCGGCATCCATAAACCACTGCCCACCGACAACATCGTCTGGGCGGCCGTCACGGGCACTAAAATGACCCGCGGGCAGTAGCTGATACCAGCCATCGGCGGCCTGAGTCATCGAAGCATTCAGGATCGCTAAACGGGGGTTGGGGGTTGGGCTTTTCGTTTTCATGCTGCCATTCTGGACAGAATGAAAAAAAGGTGGGTTTGTGGGGGATCACACCTGCATGGGAAAGAAGAGATAGAACGGGGGCCAGCAGTGACACTATACCCCGTTTAAAACCCGTTTAAAAATGCCGGGAGGCGTTTAACTTTTTTTAGGTAAGAGCTAACACACTAACGCGCTTTCAATGCCGCTGCGTGCTGCGCATTGATATTGATAATGTCGATAATATCCGCAATTCCCTGCGCCGACAGTCCCATATACGGACGGGTGGGGACCGCAGCCGGGCCGGGCGGCATATCGGGCAACCCGCCCCATTGATGGATCGCTGCGTAAACTTTATTGGTGCCAATGGCCGCGCTCACTGCGTCATACGCTGTTGACAACGACATCGCCAGCCCCCCCTGTGAGCGTTGTAACATTCTGCCCGTTTTGCCTTTTTTTGCCAGGCGGGCTTTGTACTTTTCGGTTAACGGTTGCCAGGGGTTGCCTGTTGTCGGGTCAGCTTCTTGCGCAAACGCCTCTTCGCTTTCACTGGCGAGAACAGCAGCAATCGCACGGGTGATCGGCGTCGTATTCCGCCCCAACTTTTGCACCCGTTTAAAGGCCGCTTGTATCGCCGCATCATCAAATTGATAGTCAAGTTGCATTCAGATTCACTCATGGTAAAATAGGTTAAACAGTGTACGAATAACCGGTAATTCGACGTCAGCGCAGAGCGCCATACGTTTATGTGGGTTCAACTCCCACCACTGTAGCAAGCCCCGTTATTCGGGGCTTTGTTGTTATAGTATGCCTTTCAGCAACTCATAATTTCCGCCGGCGACGCCTTTTTTCAGTTCTGTTAACGGCACCCGGTACGTATTGATAACCACATCCAACGCATCAGGTTGTTTACGTACTGACCACGGCGCATTGACCACCGTTTTAATAGTGCGGTTATCATCATTGCGAATATACAATAAATTCTGATTCTGCTTATCCCAGAGGATAGCCGAGGGATTGGCAACCACCTGCGGCAACGTCTGATATTCGGCCATGGTCAGGGCGACGCCTTTTTTCTGATGCTTAAGACTGTCAGCATGCACCAGTTCTTTTTCACTGATAGCCAGCACGCGTGCCGCAGGCTTGCCGGTCCGTTCCTCCACGGCCACGGCAATATCCTCGGTCATAAACCCCAGCGGTTGAATGTTGTTGCCAGGACGCCGTTGCGTCAGCACCTGGCCGACCCATTGCGCGAATGCGTGTTGTCGTACCGGGGCGTTATTCAATGACTGAATAACCTGCTGACGGAGTTCACGGTTTTGCAACCCAATCAGCTTACGCGCAATACTGATATCCGACCCCATAGCCAATTGCCCGGCATTGTTTGACCAGCCCGCGCCGGTGGTCATGCGCTGCTTGCCGTTGCGGTACGTCGTGACTTCCGACTGATAAACTTCACCCGTCCGCTTATCAACCCCGGTTTCAACAAGTTGGGTGCTCACCGCACCGAGACTGGATTCTACAGTTAATCCCATTCGTTTGACCTGTGCAGCGGTTAGTGCGCGAACGCGGCAGCGACACCCCCAGTCGTTAGGTGGATAGAACGTGTCCCAGATTGGGTCATCAAAACGAAACACCCGCCCGTGCATGGCGGCATGGCTTTTCCGCGTGTTCTTGTCAATGACAGCAATATACTGCCAATAAGGGTGGGTCTCGGTGCTCGCCAATTGCTGTTGATATCGCCCGGCCTGATACGCGGTAGCCAGGTTAGTGCGATAAATCGTTGCCAGCCGGGCCGGGCTGCCTAACTGGACGGTTTCCGCATTACCGTCACCGTCAACCACAATTTGCTTACCCCACCAACCCTGTTCTTGCAAACGGGGTTTCAGGCTTTTAATAAAATCGCGTTCGGTGGTGCCCTGACTCAGCGCTTTATCCACCTCATCACGAATAGTCGTCAGAATATCCATCCGCGCCGCTTTTGCCACGGTGAACGCTCCCGCATGAGCGGCAGCATCGGTTTCCTGCCAGTTCCAGTTGACGTCATAGCCCTTGGCACGAAAATAATCCACGGCCAGTTTTGGCTCTAATTTAGCGGCAATACCTAAATCAACCGGTTGTGACATTCAGACGCCCCCAGAGTTCGGCGACAAACATCGCCCGATGTAACATATCAGCCAGTTGTTCATCGTCCATGTCAGCATAGAGTTCAGACGCTTTATTTTTTGCCGCCTCATAGCCCCTGGTTTCCAGTGCCATAAGAATAGGAACTAGCAGCGGGTCAACCGTGTTTTGCCATTCCTGGCCGCTTACCGCACCCGGCATCGTATTCACCGATGTCACCGGCTCCGCCGTTAATGCGGTCCATCCGGTTTTAGCGTTTAAAAAGGCTGAAGAGAAATCCGGGGCTGCGGGTGTTTCGGGGACTTTCAGGCAATCTTCATCATCGGCGGCAACAGGAATTTGCAGCTTATCATGCACCCATTGCACCGGAATTTTCATCCCCAGACCGACCAGCCCCGGCAGCGCGGCGGCATAGGCGCTCACATCTTCCGGCTCGGACAAATCAAACTCAAACACCGGCTTACGCCGTTGATTATCGAATGATTTGCAGTTCAAGGCATATAAAGGAAACACCAGATCCCGCGTGAGTGTGGCGGCCAGTTGCGTGGCGTCACTGTTGCGCACCTCGAAACGCACTTCATTATGCACGTTACCCAATGCGTTTGTACTTGTCGCGCCGTCTGCCTGGCTGGTCAGTGTGCCACCCAAAATGGCTTTAGACATGCTCAACTCAGCCCAATTCATCATCGCCATAAACGGGTCTGATGTGCCGTCTGCCGCCGCTTTAAAATCAATCAACATGGAGCGCGGAATAATCCCGCCGGCGTTATGACCGATTGACATGACCGCATGCAATAAAGTCTGTTTCTCTTTGTCAGTCGCGCCCGCCGGATATTGCCCAACTCTAATAGGCAGACCGTAGATTTCCAGAAACTCGGCCAGGTCCCGGACCGAATAGTTCTTGAAGATAAACGGCCAGACGAGAGTGCGGATTAACCCCGTTCGGGCAAGATAACCTGACTTTGATTTGGCGATATGCTGTATCCAGCCGAACGGCTGCAAATCTTCCCCGTCTGCCGTCCCGTTGCGTAAGCGTAATTGATTGCGCTCATACTGAGGCGTCTGAAACCAGGCCGGGTCGCGCCATTCAACCGCACGCGGAATAATCAGCTTGCCGGCATCTTCCCACTCGATTTCTTGGCAGCTGAACCCTTTTAATATCGCGTCTGTGGCATCGAAAAGGCAATCGGGTAACCAATCCGCATCTAACAATATTTCGGTTAATAGCTCGGCGTCGCTGATTTCTTCCCGGCTGGCATTGGGCGGCGGCTTAACTGACCAATCCAGCGACTGGATAGCCCGCCGACGCTTACCTAATTCTGACTGTAAATGCGCGTCTTTTTCTTCCATATCTTCCGCCAGTTCACACTGTGCCAGTAGCTGGCCGCGCTCGGCCTCAATCAGAATTTCAGCCGCGCGGGCAGGCGTCAAACCACTGACCGGATGATCACCGTAGTATCGGCGCAATTGCGACACACGGGATTCACCATCCCGAGTCTGCATCTCATGTTTAAACCAAAAGCGGCGGCCAACGGCATCCACTAACCTGTTGAATATTTTCACCAACACCCCCTCTCAAAAGTCGGTAAGTCATCATCGTTTTTGGCCGCGTGTTTCTCCGGTAGGGGAATAAATTCAATTAGCTGGCCGTCCATGTAACTGGCTCGGGTAAACATCAGGTAAGCCCCGGCACTGTCGCCGTGACGTTTTTGACCGTCTGTCCCGGCCCGGCGGGTTTTATCAATTTTGGGCACGCCCCGGATGTTCTGGATTTGGCGCTGGTCGGCAATGATGTCTTCATCTTTAGGAATACGGATGTCATTGGATTCATACAGCGCCTTGTATTTTGGTGACCATTCACGATAGAAATTATCCGTAATATGGATAGCATCGACCATATTTTCACCGTAGTGCAATAACACTGTTTCCCCTAAATAACCGCCGTTCCCTGTCGAGTCGATGGCAATCCCGACCAAACGGGGGAGTCGGTCAATCATAAAAAAGGCTATCTGGCGTTGCTGATTGTAAGGCACATCATGCAATTCAACGGTGATATGCAGAATGCGGCGGGTGTCCTGCTCAATACTCCCGGCCCCGATGACCGATAAATCGCCGGAACGGGCAAAATCCTGACCGAAAGCATGGCGGGTATCAGGATCCAGTTTTTGTAATGCAGGTAACAGCGTCTCTTCACAAAACGTCAACACTGTGTTTTTACGCTCGTCTTCCGTCCAGGTCATATGGCCCCTGGGCATAGCAAAACGGACAACAACACACTGGGCATTGGTTGCGCGGTCAATCAGCACCCGGGGGATATAGGCCCCGCTGCCTTGCTTCGGCACGCAATAATATTCTTCCAGTGCATCTTCTTCCGTCGCGGTGTCTTTGAGTAAATTAGCTTTCCATTCGTCTTCTTTTTCCTGCGACCAGGTTTGCCGGGAAACCTGGCAGATACGTTTATACAGCCCGTCATTGCAACCATCATCCAGCGTAATCGTATGAACAGAATAACGTTTACGCCCGGCGCGGGAATCCTGGATCAACTCGTTAAACAGGTTTTCATTGCCATTATGCGTCGAAATAATGCGCACTTTTGCGCCCCACATCGTCAAAGCCAGCGCGGCTTTCAGCACTTCGGCCAACCGTTCATGGAAAGCGGCCTCATCGATGGTGACATTCCCTTGCATCCCGCGTAAGTTCTTAGGGTTGCTGGATAATGCCTGGACTTTAAACCCGCTGCTAAAGTAAATAACAAACGTCAGAATATCTTTGTCTTCATCTTTAAAGACTTCTTCACCCACTTCACCCGCCGCCAGCCCGTAAGCCTTAGCCCACATGGCCGCCGCATCAATAAATTCCCGCGCCATTTCTTTATTGGAACCAATATAGAAATGGTTTGTGCCGCCGGCGTCACGGGCTTTGGCGGCGGTCAGTGACGCATCAGCGGCGTCAGCCCAGGTCAACCCGATCCGCCGCGATTTTTCTGCAATTTTTAAGACCGATTCATCGGCGATCCAGCGCTTTTGATAACCCAGCAGCACCGCATTGGGGTCAAACGTCTCATCGTTAACCGCATTGATAATAAACTCCGTTGCCGGGTTTAATTCCTGTACTAGCATTAAACAATCCCCAAGATTTGACGCTTGATATCTGCCGCCGCTTCCGCCGTGAGTCCGGCCTGTTTGACCAGGGTTTCAGTCTGCTCTGCGGCTTCCGCCGCAAACGCGGCCCGGATTTCTTTTTCGCGCTTCGTGCTGGTCATGGCGGCCTGCTCAATCCGGGCGGCGACCAGGGCTAACTGAGATAAGGCTTTCGGTTCAACCGGCTCATCCCCCTCGGCCAACTTCATACTGGTTTCAAATGCGAGGGATTTCACAAATTCTTGCAACAGCTTCCCGACGTCGGAAGAGGGCGCAGACCCCAGCCGGGAGACCCACACATCAGCAATTTCCCGCCCTTCACGAATACGGGCACCGAGGGTTTCCATCCGGGAGGCGTAACGATTCAGACCCGTCCGGGAGATTTTCAGCGCATCGGGTAAACCTTCTTCATCGATCAGCTCATTAATCGCGGTGCGGATATCTTCCTGGGTATGACGCTTATCACGCAGCAAACTGTGAAGCTGGTCCCGGATGGCCGGCGGCAACAAATCAATCTTCGACGGACGACCACGCGTCTGTTTATTACTCATGGCTATCCCCTTGGCCGAGGGCGCTTCACACCCGGTACGGTACTGCGACCTTCTGCCACATCCGCCCCGCGTCCGGTCAGGGTAGCAACCAGACAACCGGCAACATCCTTGATCGACACTAGCCTCTGTTCTTCCAGCCAGGACATATGAGAGCGCACCACGTCACGGCCAATACGATGACCGTAGGCATCAAGGCAGGTCTGCAAGACCGATTCATTGGCATCACCACCACATTCGGTCAGTGAACGCAGCAAAACCAGCCGTTGGTCAGCGTTCAAAATTTCACGCATGGATGACATTAATTCTTTTCCTTTAATTCATTTTGTAATAACAAATCGCTCAGATGGCGTAACTGACGCAGCTCCGGCAAGGCGGCTTTTAAATCGCCGCGCAGGTTCGCCATCTCCAGCTGCAAAGCGTGTAATTCTTTCTGATTCGGCAAAGTCGATAATGACCCTTCAAGCTGTCGCACCTGCACTTTAAGTAATTCAACATCATCACGTTTGGCATAAGTTTTACTGAGCAACACCAGTGCCACGTTAAAGGTGACCGTGACCGCCGCCCACACCATCGACCAGTTCTCTTTAAGAAATGCCAGCACCGAATTTTTTCTCCCATAATTCAACCTGTTTTTGACAGTCAACACAGCGTTCAAACGCCGGATTAATGGCAAGCCGGGCGGGATCAATCGCGTCGCCACAGTGACAGCAAATGCCGTCTCCTGTCTGAATTGGCCGCTCAACATGGGCTTTTAGAGCTAATTCCCGCTGACATTGTTCTACTTCACAGGCTTTATCAATCAGTCTGCTCATTTTGTTGTTTTCCCCGTTGTTGGTCGGTCCATGCTTTGATTGCCGACAGCTTTTGCGCCAGTTCCTGGCTCCATTGCCCGTATTGGCTGGCGTGAGTCAGCAGCGCATGCGGCTCCCCGGAACGGGGCATCGGCGGTTTCGCGGGCAGTTGTAACAGCTGGGAAGGAATTGCCGGGCAGGCTGAAATCACCAGGGGCGGCGTGGCGGTAACCGAGAGCGGCTTGGTAGAGCCGCAACCCGTTAGGGCCAATGCCGGTGTAAGCACTCCCATCACGCCTAAGAGCCTCAGGAATACTTTGCTCAATACGTTGCGTGGTTTGTGATAAGCGCGTGATAGCGGCGTATAAGTCATTTGATATCTTTTCGTTTGCATGTTGCTGTGCCTGCTGTTTTTCAATCAAATCGTGCAGTACGCCGGCATTTAATTCGGCGGTGGCTTTTTGTGCCCGATAAAAAGACAGTTCTGCTTCTTTGCGGTTTTCAATTTCCTGATTGATTTGAGGTTGCAAACGTGATTCGGCCCACCTATCCCCTAGCCAAATGCACAGTGAACCCCATACCACAATGAGCCAATAACGTCGGATAAGATTAATCACGGGCAAACACCTCGCGGTTTTCTGTCACATTGAGTTCTTTGTCACGCTTAATGGCGGCTTGTTTTGATGCCTGAGAATGCGTAACCCAGGCGGCGAGATAGCCGACGAACAGATATTCATCCATCTTGCCGGCAAGCGCACACCACAACAGAACGGCTGTACTGGCAACAAATGCCCCAAATAAGGTGGTATCAGAGGTTGAGAGGCGACCGGTTGCCGGGTTGCTGATAAGCTGCTTTAAGTGCGCTAACATACCGGCCCCCTGTCGCATTCAGCCCGCAATAAGCGGATATCTTGAGCAGAAACGGATTGCCAGCCCCGGCAAAATAGCGATTGATAAGTGGCGTTATAGCTATAAATTGGAATGTCGCTGATATCGTTGCCGGCCAATGCTTGCTGTAAACAACGTTCCCGCCCGGCTTCATAGATACCGAGATAGCGCGGGTTACGCAATTCAGCAATTTGTCTTTTTAATAAATAGTCTGAAATCGGCGGCGGCAGCATCACAACACCTCTAACACCGCAGGCGTCAGCTTATCCAGGCGGTTAAACCAGCCGTCAAGAAAGACTTTTTGTGTCGGGTTCACGGCAATAATACGGGCGTAAGCCAGTGCACGCCGATTCAGTAGTCGGATAAACAGATATTGCGGCGCAAGGGTTTCGACGGCATTGAGGGTGCCAGGGCCGATAACGCCGTCATCCCGGACACCTACTGCACGTTGTAATTGCTGTACGGCGGGCTTGATGCCGTGCTGAACGGCGGCATCAAATACCGCCAGCGAGATACCTGCCGGTAACTTATCGCAACCGGCTTTCAGCCAGAAATCCCGGTAATAGATTTCGGTGGCATCGTCTTCGGTTAATGCGGCAATATTGAGGTGAGGGTAGCTGCGCTGACTGATACCCAATTTTGTCTGGCCGCCGGTGTCGTTGGGGTTATTGACATAGCCGCCCTCTACGGACAGTAAGTAATGGATAGCATGGATAAAGGAAACGCTGTAACGGTAAGTCATGATAGCTACCTTTGTTGATAATCGGTAGCTCATCATCATGTTTTAGGCGGGACAATTGGGTTTGTGGGAGGTCAAACAAACCCCATCAGAACAGGTAGATTACTTGAAAAGCTCACCTTGATAACGTTTACGATGGAGCGCTAATTGCTGACGCAGAATAGCATATACCGTCGAATGGGTAAGGTGATATTTTTTTGCTAACTGCACAACCTCACCGCGAGAACAACTCCACTCATTAAATAACTGGTTATCACGTAATGCGATTTTTAATGTGTCGCCAGTGGGTAAATAAACAGCTCTGCCACCATAATAATGGGCCAAAACGCCCGCAAGTTTACTAGCTGACAATCGCGTATCTTTTATATAACCTTGGCGTTGTAACTCAGTGCTAAATAAATCAATGATATCAGCAAGTAGCTGCGGCCAACGTGCTTGTAGCTCTGTTTCTGGTATATCATCTAATTGATCTAATATTTGTCCCAATTCGTCATAATTATCGGCAAAAAGTGATAGGTTTTTCATATCGACAACCCGTTTAATAGCTCAAGTGAAAATACCAAATAAAGAGTCCACTCAATATTGACAGAATTAAAATCCCCAAGCTCTTATCGCTTTTAACCGGATTATCTTGTGCAACAGACAACAATGTTTTCCTTCGAATAAGATACAAAGGGAGAAAGATTATTGTTAGAACTAAAGTCAATGTTCCCCACCAAATTGGTGAACGTCCATGAACTTTTTGTTGTTCATCGCGGTATGGACCAATAAGATTGTGGCATGCATCAAAAAACACCCAGAAAGAACATGCAATCGGCACTAATGTAAAAAAGTAATCGCTATCCATTTAACCCTCCAGCTTGTTGCTCTAACCACTCTTTGCCTCCTGGTAGTGTAACTAAATCAATACCGTATTGCTGCATTTGTTTAAAATATGAGTCACGACTATCAGAACCTGACACTTGTTGTTTCTCCCGTGTATTGATATTGCTGCTTTGTGCAAAAACTTGTTCGGCTGACTGATAGACAGTTTTCAGGTAGTTGTGGTTGGATAACGGTTTCTTGTCTCCCTGTGCCCGTTTTTCACGGATGCGTTCAACGGTTTCACTCAAGGCGTGAGCCAGTACCCGACTGGGTTTGTAAAGCGCCAGCACTTCCCCGGCCAGTTTTAATGCCCGGCTATTGGACAGGTTTTGTTTCTCACGGCGAAATAAGCCGATATAGGCCACCAAATGCCGGGCACAACTGCCCGGTAATTCAGACAGCATTTTTAATAACTGACGGCTGGCGTCATCTTCACATAACGCTTCTAAGTGCCAGTCTGAGTGGCAAATTGGGCAACGGGCTATTTTCATGATGATTTCCTCATATTAAAGGCGTGACATATCGCATCGTATCCCCGGCGTGCCGGCAGTGGTTGTTTGCGGACAGCCATGCCTTCTGTCATCAGCCTGATATGCCATTTTTTCAAACTCTCAATAACTGGATAAACCAGTGCGGGGGTTAGCCAGCCGACTTCTGCGACCCCGGCACCATTGACTTTAGCTGTTTGTCGCATCACAAATTTATTCAATGCTGACTCTGAACCATCATCAATAAACCCCTGCTGATACATGGTGATCCAAATGGCCCGAATTTTGTTAATTTCTGCTGTGCGCACACGGCCTTTAACATGCTGATAATCAGGTTTAAAACGGCGTTTAAATCCCCGTCCAACAAACGCCGCATACACCTGTTTTAATTCATGATGGGACATATCACTGCATGATGTTTTCCCGCCGGTTGCTGTCGCCAGGGCCGCGCAATAAGTGTCATCGTCAAGCTTAAGCGTCGTTTTGGCGATATGAATAAGACGAATGAGCTGTTGTTTATTCATCGTTCATTCTCCCACGCTGTTGGCGACTTCGGATAGAATTGAGCACGATAAAGCCCCGGCTCTTAATAATGCCCTCCTCCCGTAACTGATTGAGATACCTGTTACCTTCTAACGTGGTGACGCCAGCTAATACTTCTACTTGCACGTTAACCATAACGGGTTCTAGATGAGTAATACTGACACCACCGGTCATTCCCTCAAATGATACCACTATGTTACCATGTCCTAGTTTCCACGCAGCAGAACGAGTTACAACATGCCGGATATTATCTTTGTCAATAAGTGAAGAATAATAAAACTCAGAACCTATCGGGTATTTTTTATTAAATTCTTTTACAGTCATTTTTGAAGATAAATAGTGATTCATTTTTTCTATTTCCTGTTTTTGGCGTAAGCGCGCCCCTGGCGGGTTTACGCCATATTTAAACCGTCTTTAATTTTGTGGTGTGTTAAATCACGCTGGAGTTAAATAATCTATTCTGACAAAATAAGGTTCAGTACTAATTTCAACTACCGTGCAATGGGTTAAGTCTTTCGCTTTATCCACTGTCTTAACCAGCGTTCCACCACGTAATATTTTGTTGGGCTGATAGATAAAACTGCCACCAACCCGATAACGTTGATTAAACTGTGTTGCTTTCATATCAAACCCCGGCGATATCCAATGGTATCGGTTTATACTGGTCAGTATCCCCCACACGTTCATAAACCCGAATATAGGATTTACTGCCGATAACCTGCAAGGCTTCGCCGATGGCAACCATCGCTTTATTCCAGCGCTCGTCATCAATATCCAGCCGACGCAGTGCCAGAACACGACCCGTATTGATATCGCCCTCTTTGTCGGTGGAAAACGCCTGATTAATTAGCGCATGAATTTCAGGACGCGCACCCTCTGTCCAGTCTACAAGACATGCATCAATCAGGGATTTAGCCGCCTGCAAACGCTCATCAAAAGCAATACGGTCCTGCATTGCACGTTGAATTTTAAAACGGCCATCATAAGAATAGAGTGTCACATTGCCTTTTTTCCCGCCTTTCGTGGCACCGTATTTCTCTGCTGACAAATCAACAAAAGCCTGGATATCAGCAAAAGCACGCAGCTTCAACTCAGCTAATGCCGAGTTAACCGTGATGGCCTGCTCAACGATTTCTCCGACTAAATTATCCCGTTCCAGGTCAATCGCTTTGATGATACTGACGGGCGTCAGTACGCCTTTAACATCGACCCAATAACTCTCCGGTGCCTGCTGTGTTGTGTATTGTTTAGTGGACATGTTGATTAACCTCCTGAGTGTGAAAACATAAATCGTATTGCTGCGCGAGGTGATGCTTAATAACCTGTACCAGCGCCATGACCTCTTGCTTTTCATTGGCTGTGTAGACAGCGCCGCCTGACGCTTTAACGTCATGCATTAATTTCCCCTGATGAGTGGTAATAACAATTTCGATTTTAACAGCCATATATTCCCCTAATTAATGTAATGATTCCGACCAAAAGACCTGACAGCCGCAATGTACAAACATCCCCTGCCGATAATCACTATTGCGCCCCAGGTATCGGTAAGTAGCCTTGCCGTTACGAATTAACTGCTCACAATGCTGATGCCGGGCAATTTGAATACGCGGCGCACTATCCCGTATCATGATACTCATCACAGTAAACCCCTGTTCTGTCAGCGCAGATACCGCATCGCCAGCACGATTAAATACTGAAACCAGTGAATCCTTTGTCATAATGTCGCCCCCTCTAAATCTTTAACCGCCGCGCGGATATGTTTCTCAGAAAGTAGTTCGTTGTTGCCTTTGGCAAACATGGCTGCCAGTCGCAGGGTATGGGATACGGTACGCAGTGCGCCGGGACGTTCTGATAACTGCTGAACTAACGCGCGTTCCTGTTGGCCCAACCCCCAAGCCTCAGCAATGGCGATAACGTCATCTTTTTTGGTTTTCAGTATGGCGACTTTTTTCGCTATCCGGCTGAACAGTCGTGCAAAGTCCACACTGCGGGAACTGCCGCCAGTCAGCCGGGCATAGACTTGATGATTGCCGACCAGCGCCAGACCAATACCGGTCTCCTCCTGCAAGATGCGCAATTCCTCTAATACCGGATAATCAAGATGGTCGGCCTCATCAATCACCAATAACCCCGACGTGCCGCGCAATTTTCTGCGTACTGCCCGCCCCAGCTGACCCGCCCGGCGTGGCGCATCTCCCAGCCCCAGCTCCAGGGCCAGCTCGTACAGGCATTCGCTCAGGCTGGCGCGGGAGGGTGACACGGTGATCAGCCACACGTTAGGGCGCTCAGCGACAAACTGTTGCAAGGCTTTGGTTTTACCGACTCCCGGACTGCCATAGATGACACTGATACATTGCGCCAGTTGAGCATATTGCAACGCGCTCCAGATTTGCCGCACAGTCTTCGTCTGGACAAAATCCGGGGCGGCCGGCATTTCATTGGTACGCTTGCTGCGGTTCTCCAGCCAGACAGACAATTGCCCGGCCACTTTGCTGTTATCACCTTTGTAGCTTTCATTCATAAACTGAGATAACGCGGTACTGGATATGCCACTTTCGCGGGCGACATTGCTGTAAGTCAGGCCGTCACTTTCAACAATGGTTCGGATAGCGGCACGAACGTCAGCCAGCTCTGTTTGTGTTTGAGTCAACGCGATAATATTGGTCATCGTAGTCTCCTAAATTAAATTGTGTTTTTCTGCTGTTGCTCATGCAGTTGTACCACGGCATTTTCAAACGCGTAGTCATAATCGGTGTCCGGCTCAGTCTGTGCTTCAACCTGTACACGCCGCAGGGTATTACCCGCCGGGTGATAGATTTCGACTACCCGACTTTCAGGCGGTGCTGGCGGCACGGTTTCCGGCATCAGTTCCGCGACTTCCAGCGCGGTCATGCGGCGCTGTGCAGCAGTGGCTTCTTTTGTGCGCTTAACAAACCGGGTCCGGTTACGGTCATGCTCACGAGCGGCCTGGGTATCACCAAACCCGGATTTTTCAATGCAGGTGGCTTCACAGATAAAACGTCCGTCCAGGGTGTAACACAGCACGGAGTCATGCAGTGCTGCCGGGTCAAAACGGATAACAATTTTGTTAGGCTTAACCCCCAGTAAATGCTCGTGATAGTAACGGTTTTTACGAGACTGTATTTTGCCGCCGGCATTTAAAGTAAAGGTGCCATTGGTGACCGTGACAGCTTCACCCGGTAACAATAATAAATGGCGTTGCTCTGCTGTTGCCTTGCGTACTGTGCTTTCTTGGTAGCTCTGTTCAAACGCATCATCAAACGACCCTTTACCAAGGCACACCTCTGTATCGCGCCCTTGCCGACGGTTCCAGAATGCAATCCCTTCGGCAAGGGCGTTTAAAAATGTTTCCGCATCAACAACCCGGTCACCATAATTATCCGGCTTTGCCATCGGGTTAGCGCCGGTATAAGCCCCAGCTAAAGCGGGATGCTTATCAACCACTTCACCCAGCCCCCCATGAGAGAATGCCCGTTCAACTGGTTTGGCCTGTCCATGACCTCGACCAAATAGCACGCTCGTCCAATGCAGCTGAATGCCCAATAGCGGAATGATGCCTTTAGGGTCATCTTCTTTAACTTTGAATCGATAGCGGTTCGGTACACCGCCAGTCATCCATTTGTTGGCCGCGGCGCGCGTGTTATCAATAGTGATGTGTTTGGGAATGCCGTATTGCTCAATCACATCAGCCAGTGCCAGGCGGATACTGTCGCTGTTCTCGGACACATCAGTCCGCCAGGCTAGAATCTTGCGGGTACGGATATCTTGCCAAATCCACGTCTTGGGCCGGATAACCTCACCGTTAAACCATTTAACAAAAACGTTATGCTGATAACCGTCGCCGTTAATCCATTCCATCGCATCCAGTTCAAGCACAGTGCGTTCTTGCGCGGGATAAAGCCGCATTAATGCGTGCTCACCCTGCCGCAATAGCACCACCTGTTCGGCTGGTACTTCACGTTCAAGCTTCCGCCGCAGGGATGACAGACTCGGTATTATCCAGCCATGTGCCGCAGCCACTTCCTCAAGGCGGGCATAGCAGGTCCGCAGCGCCGGTTGCTCCGGGCGCAGATAATCCGCTAAGAAGAAATCCCAGGCCGCAGACGTACAATCAGCTTCTTTCTTCTTACGGGTTGACATACTGTGACCATGTTTACCCACTAATGCTGCCAGCCAGTCAGAGCGGTCAAAAGGTTTAGCCTGGTAGTACCAGCGGCGGATGCTCGCAGGAGGAACCTGTAGCGCATCACTGACAGAATCAAATGCGGTCAGTGTGTCGATACCCGTTTCAATCATCCCCGCCACGGCAATCACGGCCTCACACTTTTGGCGTGCTTTTTCACGCTGCTTATTGCTTGCAGCATTAAATTGTTGCCAGAGTGATTCCCGGCAGTAGCTTTCAGTCTGACGTTGTTTTATTTCAAACTGGCGATCGTTAATTTCTATCGTGCCTTGTTTTTTCAGTATTGCGGCACGGGCGACAGGAGGCAGGCAATTAATATGAAACTCAAATGCCTTAGAACCTTCACGCTTACGGACCATCTCTGTTGTTGCATTTTTCTTTAAGCGGTTAGAAATGTTAAAAGGGGCTGTTGGTAAATTCGGTAGCCCGACACACTCTTGCGCTGTAACCCAAATATCCATCAGCTTCATACTCCCTGACATTATGAATTTTGATAACGACTCGGCCAGATAACAGCCGGATCAACACCGATTGCCTGAGCAATCAATCTTTCCCCCTTGGGCCAAGGGCGAACTAGCGCATTACGCAAAGTATCTTTAGCCAAACCGGCGCTGATAGACAATGCGCGTAGATTTGTGCCGCGTTTTTCTAATGCTGCGCGAATATCTGCACGATGCCAATCTGCTTGCTTGCTTGTCTGCATTGTGAAATCCTTATAAGTTTATCGGCGTGGATAATCACTGCTGATTATCTGTGTGAGTATGAATATAGCGTATAAAAACACGCTTGTAAACATCATTGCGTGTTTTTATACGCAGTGGTTTATTTTCAACAAACCTTTTGTTTAGCCTGTAATGGTGGGATTTATGACTGAAAAATATAATGAAGGAATAAAAAACACAGATCATGTTTTTCTTGAGAGTGTAATAACACGCTTTGGGGAGAGGTTATCCACCCTCATTAATGGAGAACCATACAAGTCATTTGCAAAAAAGTGCAATATGTCTGACAAAGCGATAAGGGACTATGTGAGTGGAAAAACATACCCAGCTTTAGATAAGATTGCTCATATAGCAAAAGTCACGGGATGCTCATTTGAATGGCTAGTGACAGGCCACGATATCAATGAACAAACAATTACTGAAACCCAAGAAATACGCACGGCTGTTACACCAGAGCAACAACAATCATGGCTATCCATATTAGGCAGAATGACCCCATCAGAAAGAGAATCGGTTATTGACAGGGTTTTCAGACAAGGCATTAGCACATTACTAGTACCTCCCCAGACAAGTACTCAACAACAAGAGTCGCAATTTCCATGGCCGGAAGACCTGCCTGCCAAACTAGGGGTATCTAACAACTCATTGGCGTTTGCTCAACTGTATGCATCTTTAACTGATGAACAACGACAGAGATTTTTGGAGTCTATCAATGACAAAGAACACGTCCCGGCAAACCACAACAAAATGAGCAGCAAAGCAGGTTAACATGGGCTAAAGTAGCCTATGTTTTAAAGCGTATTTAAAGATGTTTTAAATGACTGATAGTGTGCGTCCTGGTTTTATTAAAATAAATGGCACAAAAGCGGCAACCACAAAAATTTTCTCATTTTAGTTAGTCTGCCCGTTAGGGCAGGGATAAACTTATCACACCCACTCAACACCGTACCAGCGCTGAATTTACACCCGTGAATTCCCGTTTATTTTGACCAATTCCCTATTTCTTTTTGTTTCTCATTACTTGTGGTTCAATACATTGTGAGATAAGCTTTGCCGATAGTGTTGCGACTTCTTCAGCATTTGATACGTCACATTGATGGCCTTCACAGCTATAACCTTGTTGCTGAATTTCCTGACAAAGTATTTGAGCTTCACTTGTACTTGATTTGTAGGTAAAAACCACATGATAATTTTGAGTAGTCAGCATCTTTACTATGCCTTTACCAATACCACGTGATCCTCCTGAAATAAAAACCCAAGGTATGCTGATATTCAT